TAAGTTCATAGATGGGAATCAATGATACCGTTATAGGATCAAAAACAAATCTATTAAACGTAAGCACATAGTTTGAACTTGCATTGTTTATAATAATGCTGTGTATAACAAGTGACAGTCCTGTACACACAATTTGCGTACTTCCTGTTGTAGACACTATTCCTTGGTAAGTTACGTTTGCCATTATTATCTATTCTCTTTTTGAATGGTGATGTCGTATTCTTTAGCAAACTCAGCATCCAGAATTGCTGCGTATGTAAGAGCAGACTTTGTAACAGGAAGCATCTTGAACAAATATTTTGTTGGAAGAGCCTTCTTTCTAGCCTCATCATCAGTGGTTTCTGAATCAAAGTCCATGCCTGTCACCTCTGTTCCTAAATGTGAAGTGAACCTGATCATGTCAGATGTCAGTCCCATAGCTGGGAACATGCTACCGCTTAATAACTTTTGAAACTCAAGAGGATTGTAGAAGAATGAAAGCTCTCCGATGAACTTATCAACCACCTTTTGAGCATATCTGTGGGCATTTTTTGTAGCCCTATCAGCATCATCGTCATCATCAGGAGCCATAAATCCAAGAGCAAGCATTGAGCCAAGCATACTTGTGAGGATCAAAAGTTCCTTCATCTGATTACGAAGATTGGTTCTAATGAGATCCATGAAGTCTTCTCTTGTCATGTTCAGAGTTTCACCTGTCTCACTTTCATACTTCTCACGAAACTCCTCAAACATCTTATCTAGAGCCTCAATACCAGCATCGTTCATAGCAATGATGTTGTTCAGGTCTCTAGCTCCTTTGATGATTCCTTTACCAAGAACACTGAACAGCAAACGAATTCTACCAATGTCATATTTCTCTCCAGATATCTCACCTGTAGCATCGTCAATCATCACTGAGAAATCATCTGAGATTTTTCTAAACTCTGAGAAACGTGTATCCAGAAGCTTGGGAATCCAGTTCTTAAATACCATCATAGATTTTGTCCAGATGGACATGGACATTCTATTAACATCCCCATCAGACAAACCTCCCGTAGCATTTCTAGAAATTCTTCTAGTGAGCTCTGTAAGACGCTGAAGCTCATCCCTATTTGTCAAATCAAGACCAGGAATAACAAGCTCACCGTTCTCAAGTTTCTTAATAGCATCTATAGATTTGGTTTTCTTCAACTCCTCCACCTCATTTTCGATAGCCTGTTTAGCATCTCTATAGGCAGCACCAGACTTGAATCTATCTTTATACTTACTCTTTACATGTTCTCTGATACTAACAATTTTACCATCTACTACCATCATGTTCTGAAGAAGAGACAGGAATATTGACTTCTCAATAAGCTGTTCTGGTACTCTCATGAAAACCATAAGGGTGTCTGCCAAGCTTCCTCTAGTGAGCTTTGACATCCCTGCTTTGTTGTATTGCTCATAAGAAGGGTCATCCTTGAGAGGCATGAATGTATTTACAAGTTGAGCAAACGTTTCTTTATCCTGCTCATTCTCAAACTTTTGAAGAGTTAGCTTAGCCTCATTCTTTGCAAACTCTCTAGCCTTGAAATAGTTGCCAGCCTGTGTAGCCACCTGGATGTTACCACCAAACATGTTGACAGCTCCAGAGATGAACTCAAATCCCAGGGTTTTTAACTGGAATCCTCTATTAGCAGCTTCGATACTTTTTACAAGAGATGTGGGGTTTCCCTCATTCTCTTTCCAAATCTCTTTACCAGCCACCTGGTTTACGCTCTTTCTTACAAAGTTCAACACCTTTCCTATGTACAGAGGAGTATCAGAATCTGAAAGAACGTACTTCTGATCATACAAAAGTGTTCTTAAGAACTCATCAAACATCTTTGAGTTCTCTTCATTGCCAGGAAGCTCTTCCAATTTTCCATCTTTTCTAACAACGTCTGATGTACGATTGGTAGCTAGGTGTCCTTTGAACTCTTCAATTGTCTTAACAAGTTTCAGCTGACCCTCAACCTCTGTCATGTATTTATACTTGTTCACATGCTGAATGTAAAGGATCATGTTCTTGAACAAGTCTTCACTCACCTCAGAATAGTCATTTGTACCATCCTCCTTGCGAGTGAAATCATATGTAAAGTATTTGGGAATGCTATTCTCAAGCTCCCCAGTCACCTCATTAATCTTGCCATATCCAGCATCCTCAACACGAAGACTCAGACTTTCAGCAAAGTTCTTCATGGGAGAAAGTGTGTTATCCCATGCAAGCTCCTCAGCCATACTCTTTCTAATGAATGGCAGGAAGGTTTTTGCCACAGCGTTCTGGATATAACCAACCTCGTTAGACTTCTCATTAAACTTAACAATAAAGTTGTAAAGCTCTAACAAGTCTGGATCAGCCAACACCTCTTTATATTCCTTGGAATACCACTTAGACTGAGGATGTCTTTTGATGATATAGTTATTAAATCCGTTGAAGTCTTCTCTATCAATATCCCAAAGACGTTTAGCCTGGAGGATATATTTGTCTCTCTGTTCTTGCTCTTCTTCAGCAGTTCCAGGATAACGATTCTTATTAATCTTATCAATCTGGCTTTCTAGCTTTTTCTTAGCTTCTTTTCTGTAAGCCTCAATATCAATGTTGTTTTTGAGCCAGTCAATATCTCCCCCAGCAGTAGCTAGCTCATCCACCTTATCATGAAACTCTCTGCTATACTTATAGATCAGTTTATTTATAAGACCACCTTTATCATCTTTCTGGTATATCTTCTGAACAAATCTTCTAACATCTCCACCCTTCTTCACAATCTTTTCTCTAATCTTCATCAGCTCTTCTACTTCCTTAAGAGCATCTTGAGAAGCCTTTCCTTGTGCAGCTCTTGTGAGTTTGTACAGCACCTGCAGAGCTTTAAGAGGAAGTTCAGACACACCTCTAAATGTAGATGCCAGTCCTTTTACAACTGCCTCAGCTTTTGTAAGACCAGCAACCAAGTTTCTCTGACCGATGTGCTTATCAGCAAAGTCTTTAGACGCTTGCTTAATAATTTGTTGAGATTCAAAAATTGCATCAGACTCACTTCTAAGTTTGTCAAGCACATCTCTTCTTTGTTCAGCAGCCTCTACCTCTTCTTCTGTCTTAGCATCTCTCATCATCTCATTAGTATAGATGAGACTACCGATCTCCCTACCAATGTTTGTAAACACCTCAGAGAACTTGATGTAGCTATTCATCTCTTCTGCAAAGTCAGAAAGCTCACTGTTTGTAGAGTCTTTTGATGTAGCAGGTCTGTCCTTATAGCTAGTGTTATAATCCTCAACAAGACGGTCACCTTCCTTACGCATCACCTCTATCACATCAATAAGAGGAGCAATGTTCATTGTCCCCTGAGCATATCGAATAGCAGTTCTCAGCTTGTTAAGACGCTCCACCTTAAACTCACGCTCTTCATCAGTGGTAGCTTCTTGCTTGCTATATTGTCTAAGTAATCCATTGAGCTTAGCAATCACCTTATCTAAAGCAGCATATCCTGTAGACTCACTTTCCTCAGATACAGGAACCAAACGAAGGTCTTCAATCTCACTTTTATTAACAGATCCAATAGCAATCCCTCCCAACACAAACTCTGAGTTGGGATCTTTTGGATCTTCTTTTTTGAACTCCATGGAGATAGGAATTGCTCTAATCATTCCAAACTCCTTGATTCCATATTGCTGACGAAGGATGTCCTTATATGTACCAAGCTGTATATTAAATGCTCCTTGCTTAAACCATGCCACATCATCACCAGAAATGTTCATGAATTTCCAGTCAAGAATGTGAGCCTTACCACCAGGTTCAATAGCCAGAAAGTCAATTGTACCAGCTTCTTTATTCTTGGGATCGTAAATAATTCTTTCAGACAAAATCAATGTTCCATCAGGGAATGTTGCAATTAAGTCTGTATAATACTTCTCCAGCTTATCATACATCTGTTGGCTGGGAAGATTAATCTGTGAAGGTCTAGACAGAGGATTCACTCGTTTAGTACCATCAGGATTGTAATATCTATTGTGGATTTCCTCAAAGTCAGCGTGTCCCTCAATACCATATGTTCTCTTGAGCTCATTGAACTTCTTCTCCTGCTCAGTAAACACCTTACCACCAAATCTGTTTTTGTACCAAGCTTTAACACGATCTGTTACTCTCTTGAGCACTCTCTCAACCTGTCCATTAGGAAGTTTAATCTGATAGAAGTTATTAGCCTCTTCAGAATCCAAAAGAGCTGGGTCTGCAGATTTTGTTTTTTCAACTACCTTGTCAATATTATTCTTAGTCTGTTCAAGTTTCTCTAGTACAACTTTCTGAGCATCAGTGATTTGTAAGTAGATATCTTTCTCTACAATATCATTCACTGTACCAAAAGACTCCTCACCTGTAATCTTTATAGCAGCCTCCTGGAATATATTGATTCCAGAATTCTTATAAGATAGTCCCAAAGCATTAAGAATCTTATTCCAGATTCTTCTGAATAGAGACTGGTTTTCCTCTTGAGCAAGTTCTGGAAATTCTTCTGATCCCTCGTTCTGATTAATAATTATCTCAGCAATCAGTTTATCAGCAGCCTCTTTCTTAATCTTACGGATGTCAGGCTTACCATTAATCTGATAGTAGGGATTGTTCTTATACTGCTCAAATGTCTCCTTGTAAATCTTGAAGTTTCCAATCTTGGAAATCATCTCGGTTACAAGAGCTGGGTTGGTTTGCTCCAGAATAGCTGTAGCAATGTGTACCATTTCCTCTGTGAGAGCAACGTTCTCTTTACCCTCAGCTACAGCAATTACACCACGTACCAAATCTGCCACACCATTAATTGATGTAACATCCATGCCAGATGACTTGGCATATTCAGAAAGACTTTTAATAGACACTCCCATTTTCTCCAAAGCTCTCTTCACCTTAGCAATAGTTTCTGGAGAAGCTGCTGTAGGAATAGGACCTGTTTCTACTTGGAGGAGTGGTAAGTTTTTAATGTAGTGATTGTAATACGCCTGAACAAGCTGATCTGAAGGATCAATAAAGAAAGATCCTTGCTCACCCTCTTTTATAATAGGAGCTTTGAACTCTTTATTAAGGGCATTGATGACAGAGGTTGATTTGTTAGGATTACGGAAGTATCCAATGTCCCCATCCACAAAAGCACCATTCTCTCTCAGTTTATCACCGACAGTATCAATAATGTCCTTTCTTATATCGAGTGCACATTTGCTCATTATCCGCAGCTATTTTGGTTGTTGTCATTAATTGCAGGGAGTCCATCAGGCTGAATTTGACTGGGTTGTCCAGGTGCTTCATCAGTCTCATCCTGTTCAATCTCTTTTGTAAAGAATGGCAGGATTGCTTGGTCAGCCACCTCATCTACTTGCATAAATCCATTGTCTATCACAGACTTTCTACCATCAGTGTAGAACTCATTAGCTCTGAATCCATCACCCCAAGCATTGATGGGTTTGTATATAAAGGACTGACGAGCTTCTCCATCAATCACATAATCTTCTGTCAAAGGATCACCATAATTATCAAGCACCTTCTTGAATAATCCCTTCTTGATGTAAGAGTAATCACCAGCTTTCTTCTTTGCTTCCTTCTCCTTTTTAGTCCCTTCCTCCCAAGAATATACAAGCACATCACCACTAGCCTCTCTAGCTAATGTAGAAAGCTTCAGAAGCTTTGGAATATCACCTTTGTTCATAGCAGCTTGCAGATCTCTGTTTCTACCAAAGTACATGTTGGTGTTATATCTGTTCTTTCCTTTGCTATCTTTTCTCCACTGAGCTTTTCTGGTGGGAACAATATCATCATTATTCCAGTTATTCCTTTCAAAGGCATTTAGTCTCAGGAAATCCTCCAGAGCAAACTTACCATTTTTCTCCAATTTAGCCAAGGTTTGATTGTACATTTCCTTGAAATCACTATAAGGAAGAAGGTTAGTGAAGGCTATCGGAGAGTTGGAAAGACCAGACTGAAGCACAGAAGCCCTAACCAGTTTCTCATAAAGCTGAGGTTTGCCAAGCACCTTCAGGTATCCTTTCAGCTCATCAAAGGCATATATGAGTTGGTTCTGATCATACACCTTATTATCCTTGTTCTTAATCTGGATGTTGTTCACCCCATTCTTCTTATCACTAAACTTGGGGTTGAACAGCTTAACTACCTGATTATTATACAGAGGATGGGCAGGATTCTTTCTAACACCATTTATGAATGTAGCCATTTCTTTAGCTGCACTCTTAGTATCAGACAATAGAGTTTCCTCGATAAGCTTATTGATCTCTTTATCATTCTGAACAGCCCAGTCAAATACATCAGAAACCACCTTCTGGGAAATCTTGATGAAGTCTCTGTCTGGAAGATTTACGTATTTATCAACAATGGTCTCAACCAATTTTCTCATTCTTCCAGAGTCAGATTTCAGGATTGTGGCATATGCATTTCTGATGTCATTAATTCTTTTAGCCAGCTCACCAACAAAAGAACTTTCCAGCAACTTATCTGCAGAAGAAATAATTGACTTCTGAGCATTCTGCAATTGTCTCATCTTCTTGAATACCAAGAAAGGATCGTTGAAGGATGCTGTGTCAAAATTAGTTCCCTGTGTAACCTTCAGAAGATGACTAGCCATCTTGCTGTATTTCAGAAACTCATCCAGAATAAACTGCTGTTGTGCTCTTTGTTCAGGTGTAAGTTTCTCATTTCCAATCATTTGCAACAACGCTGTGTCTCCAGGAATCTCAGTCACCTTAGCCAATTGTCCCTCTGTAACACGATATTTCATAGAGGTCTTCATGTCACCTACCAACTCTTCATTAAATAACCAGGTAGATCCACTGTTCTCAATTTCACGTAGGAAGTCACGGACAATTGGTTGGTTCATGAAATAGGCTACAGTCTCAATAGGTACACCTAGTTTAGCTAAGAACAGCCATGTACCAGCCACATTAGGAGTGGCACCAAGCTCCATAATCCAAGGACCCTTGGAGATATCCACATATCCATCGATGAACTGACCGATGATATCTGAAATATCCTGACCATCAGGGAACTGCTCGCTTCTCTCAGCATTCTTAATCATGGAGAGTGTAGCATATGTTTTATCCCCAATCTGAATACGATTGTAGTTCTTGAACTTAACGCTAGCATCCTTCAGCCACTTAGCATCCTGTTTACTGATGAATGCAAGCATTGCTGGATCAACATATATAGGAGAACGCTGGCTGAGAGAGTGGTTGGTCTGGTTTACAGCAGCAATACCAATTGCATACTTACCAGAAACAAACGAATGTCTCAGTCTAGTCATGAAGTCTCTACTAAGCATGTTACCAGCTGCCTTATAGTCAAACTTGGTCATGCCCAGCTTCTTCACAATCTTATCAGACAGATCTTTCATCTGCTGAGCAGAGTTGGGAGCAATGAGTCTGCTGAAGTTCCTAGGATGGGAAACTAGGTCTTGACCAGACTGAATGTATTGATTCTCAAGAGATTTTCTATACAATCCATTAACAATTGCCTCTCTAAACTCAGGCTTGTTTTTGACAATAGTTGATATATAATCCTTAGTTACAGACTCATCAAAAGCTGTTCCAAGGATAGATTGCATAAGTCTTGAGGAGGCATCATCTCCAAATTTAGAATTCTCTTCTTCAATAATTCTATCAAGCTCTTGCATTTGAGACTCTGTAAGGAATTCACCCTTATCAAACATCTCAGCAAACTTCTGTTTAGCCTCTTCACCAATTCCAAAATAAGGAATCAGTTTGGTGTTACCTCTACCATCTTTATAGACATTCTTCAAATAGATGAAGAGTTTGTCAATATCAAAGTCAGATCCAGCTTTCTTAACCAGCTCAGAAGGGATGATTACACTATCACCATATTCCTTAGGAAGGAACTTGGTGATTACAAATGAATCAATAGAGTTCTGTTTCTGTGTAGGAATACGGAAAGCCATACCAGACAGGATCTTTTTACCCTCGTCTGTTTTGAAATATTCAATAAGCTCCTCATCGGTCTTATCACTTTCAAACCATCTAGCCACCATGATTTCAGCAACACGCTCACCATCTTTGTTCACATAAAACTTGAGATGATCAGATGCATATCCTTCTTTACCATTGATTTCTGTACGCTCAGCTCTTACAGACTCAAGCAAAGAAGAGGGCAGCTGAACCTTCTGACCACCATTGATCTTGGGAGAAATCACTTCTCTATCTGCAATAGAGTAGAGAATGTTTCTCACTTGCTGGTAGGCAGGAGTAGCTTCCAGAACAACATCACCATTTTCAAATCCTGTGAGAGCCTCACTGATGTTGTCATTCATCTCTCTTTTCAACATCTCCTCACGAAGAGTATCAGCAACCTTTTTGAAGTCAGCTATCTCGAATGCTTTCTCATCACCTTTAATTACCTCTTTGATGCCAAATTGCTTCAGAAGTTGTTGATAACCAACTTTCATCATCTCCTCAAGGAGATCTTGGTTATTTCTAATTTCTGCATATAGAGGAGAGTCGATCTTCTTTTGTGCTTCAGAAGGTATAGCATACCAAGCTTCCATTCTCTTGTTAAAGTCCTTAACAACGTTTCCAGACTTATCTTTAAGCTCAAAGTCAACAGGAACACCAGCTTCCATGTAATCCATGGTGATCAGCTTAGTTACCTGAGATCCTCTGGTTACTTGGTTATCTTCTTTAGAAGGCACCTCAGCCTGTACGCTCATGATGGCAAAAGGAACATTTGTAATTCCTTCAGCATCAAACTCAGCGGTCATGAACTCACCCTTCTTATTATATACATCGTAACTCTTACGAGCTCCCACCTTTCTAGCAGTGTTGTACACAGCATAGTCAATCTTCTCAGCTCTCATTTTATCGTAGAGCTTGATAGCATTTGACTCAGGGTTCATCTGATGTAACACTCTGAAAGACAATGGATAAAGAGCAAACTTATCCAGCATCACATCATTGTAATTGTTACCATCAGCTTTGTTACCAGATACAATAGGCTTCAAAGGAGTGTAAGCACTGTTGATACTAGGGTTGTTCTTAAAGAAGGCTTTGATAGTTTTCTCATCAGCACCACTCTTTACAAGCTTCTCAAACTCCATGTCAAACTTGTACTGCTCTTCCTCTTTATCATTCCACTCACCAGCACGCAGTCTAAAGTTTCTGTAAGCCTGGAGTGTAATCATCCCAGCACCATCGGTCTCATCCCATGTACCATATCCAGGAAGATCACTAAGTCCTTGAATATCATTCAGTGATACAGTTCTGAAATAGTCTTTATCAAAGTCAGTGTATCCAGGATCTGTAGTGTCAAAACCTTTGTTATAGGTTTTGTTCATTGCAGAGTTGAAGGCAGAAGAACCACTCATGATTGCCTGTCTTGGGGACAGGAAGTTCTTAATACGCTTCAGCTCATCAGAGTATTGATAAGGATCAGAATAGAGCACCTTGTGAAGCTCAATGTTATTAATCATGTAATTGATAGTGAGTCTCTTCAATTCCATGTTAATCTCATCATTGCCAACATTAGTGGTCTTTTCAAATCCAAGATTGTTCAGATCGTAACCATCCATCAGGTTACCATTGTCATCTGTAGATCTTTCTATAATTCTATAGTTCTCAAGGGTTTGTCTAAACTTAGCAGTCTCATCATTGATGAACTTCTCAACAGCTGAGTTAACAGCTCTTTGAATAGAAGGATCATTAACAATTTCCTCAGCACTGCGCTTATCTTTCAGGATTTTATTCTGCAGATCTTCTCCCAGAATAGCCTTCATGAATCTAAGCTCATTCTTATTTCTACCTTTTGCTACAGTGCGAGTTTCATCTTTAGCCAAGTTGATCTCATCGATCAGGTAGCCCTTGAATATATTGAGTGTATCGGTGAGACCAGATGTAAGAGATTTCTCAGAAATGGCGTTACCCATGTACATCATCCATTCCAGAGATGCATCACCAGGAACCAGGTTCAGGTAGTAACCATTGATATTCAAGTTGATTTCCTGAATCAAACGATCTCTGTAAGAAAGCTTAGAAGATTCTTTCTTCTTTCCAGTTTGCTGGTTTATCAAACCATCAGCATATGCTGTCTTTAGAAACTTCTCAGCACCCTCAATCTTCTTACCAGTCTGAAGATCGAACATCTTGCCAAGAATAACAGAGTTCTTAGCAAACGTGTCTGTTGTCAGGTATTCATATTGAGTACCAGCGAGTTCTGAAAGATTATCAATATCAATCAATACATCATACAAATCACTCGCAGCGTTGGTTCCAATGAATGTCTGTGTGCGTTCACCATTAACATTGAAATATGTACTGCTGAACTCAGGATTGTCAAGCTTAGCCTGAATCTCAGCCAGCTCACGCAATCTACCAGATATCTTCAAAAGCTTATAACCAACTGTAGCAATCTGCTCAGCTTTGTTAATGCTGTCAGCAATACCATCAACAGCTGTATTAAATTGCTTCAAATCCTTCGGACTAAGAGAAAGCTTAACATCATTTACATCAAACTCAATTCCAAGAGTTTGCAGAAACTTCACTCTTCCCTCAGGGGTTGCTTGATAACCACTCAGTGCACCACGTTTACCAACGTACACTTTCTTATCAGTATCATATTCAAAATAAGGATTCTTATTTTTAAGAATGTCTCTGATGCTGTTGATATAATCTTCTCTCAACTGGTTGGTAGCTGTAGTGAAGTTGGAATCACCTACAACAACATCCCCATTATCCAGAATGTAAACATTCTTCACATCAGGGTTCTGCTTCTTGAAGGACTTCCAGAATGCTGTCAGCAGTCGAACATCATGCATATCTGTCAAGCTAGTTGTCAGATTTGCCTTAACGTTGATGTTCTTATTTTTGGTGAGACGAGTGTAGAGAGCCTGGTAGTTAGCATCCTCAAGTGCCATCTGACGAATGATTTCCATCATGTCATCAATGTTACGAGCACTGTGAGCTCTATTGAGGATAGCCATGTACACCTCTGTAGCAGGCATCAACTTTACACCATTGATGGAAGAAGGGATAGTTTCCAGAGTTCCATCAACAAGTCTTCTTGTAACAGGAATAGTAGAAAGCAGGAGCTTAATTGCACCATTAGCTTTCTTGAAGTTATCTATCTTGGTAGCATCCTGCCAATCGTATTTCTTAGAAGCATCCTGATCTCTAAGCTGAACATTATCATTTTCATCAAACTCAATGCTGTAGCTCTTCAGTTGTTCCTCATGCTTTTTAGTAATCTCATCCCATTGGTCATTGACGCTCTTCCAAAGTGTGAGGGCTTCTTTGGTCTTTCTCTTAGCTTGCTCCTCAGAGATTTCTCCGCTAGCCAAAGCATCTTGAGCAGCTCCAGCTTTCTGAGCAATAGCTGACATCACCTCCTCCTTAAGCATTGGATAGATTTCACTCTTTTTCAAATCCAATGCCTGGAATAAACCTTGATTTGTTTCAATCAGCTTTCTCAAAGTGACATATGTCATGTGCTGAATAATGTCACCAATGTTCTCACCTCTCATATTCTTGAGGCGGAACTCAGCATCATCAGATATGATAGCCTCCTCAATATCCTGAAGACCCACCTTAGCAAAGGCAAGCTTGGAATGATAGGGAGAATATGTCTTATAATATCCTGTGCCAATCTTTTCAAAAAGCTTCTCAGTGTTGTTTTTTGCAGATTTGCCAGTAAAGAAAGACTTAATAAAGTTTACCAGATCAGAGAATAGCTTAACGATAAACGGTCTTCCATCAGCAGGTTTAGCTGGAACCTTACCATCTTTTACATAATCTCTGAACTCTTCAGCCAGTTGTTCTTTAATCTGCTGACGAGTAGCTTCAGAGTATTTAACTGTTTCTCCTGTAGGTCTATCTACAAAAGTTCCTTTTCTATTCTTAAACTCATTGATGATGGCTGTTTGTTCAGCATCATCTGTGAACATCTTCCACACAGCCTCAAATACCTCGTGGTAGATTGTACCCACCTCAGCATTCTCATAGACATAGATAGCTCCATCTTGAAGCATACCCCATGCCTGAACACCATTTGTGTTCTGAAGAATATTCTTAACTCTGTATACAGGAATGTTGGGGAAGTTAGCCTTTAACCAAGACTGCACCTTGTTCCAATCCTCACCCTCAAACTTCTCAAGTTCTTCCTTAAGTCTAACACGAAGAACTGTTCTGTCAGGAGCAGATGTAGCTTGCTTGCTGAACAACTTCATTTGTTCAGGAGTGATATCATCTTCTACAAGATCTTCTACAGCCTCTTCTATATCACCCACAGTTGCTTCAAATTCACTCTGAGCTTGTTGAGCTTGATATTCAGAAAGTGCTGGAGTGAGAGTTTTAATTATATTTCCTCTGATGATTTTCTTAGCATCTTCTTCTGTAGCCCCAGTGTCCATTATAGCCTGAAGAGCTTCTTTAACATCTCCTTCTTTCAGGACAGTGAGTCCTTTAGGATCGTTCTGCAAAAGTTTATCACCATCAGCAAAGAAGACAATCTTCAATCCAGACTTAGATGTATAAGTGTTCTTCTTCTTTCCAGAAAGATCATATTCAACTTTCTCAGCAGCAGGAGCTTCAGCAGGCTTAGCTGCTGTAGGAGCACCAGGCTTAATCACTGTAGCTTTCTTGGTAGCCTTTATCTCAGGAATTGTAAAGCTCTGAGCTGTTTCAGGCACCATGAAATATATACCCTCTCTGTTCACATCACTAGGAACTGTGAGAGGTCTAATCTGTGTTGTAAGGGGAATCTGTTTAGCATCTCTTTGTTTTCCATCAGGATCAACCTTGGATAACAAGAAAGATTGGTAGTTCTTCCATGTTCTGGAAGTCACCTCACCAGAGTCAGAGATAGATGTAATTTCCTCATAGGGCTCATTCCAATCAAGCTTCTGTCCACCTTTTACCATTGTGGCATTTACATTATTGTACATGCCAGACAGAATGGTTTTGAGCATAGACTCATTCTCTCTAATTGAACTAGGTGTAAACTGAATGCTTTCACCTTTTCCAGAGAGGAACAATCTTGGCTCAGAGAACATACCATCTACATCAACACGATCAAACCAGATGCTGTTATAGCCAGAGTTATTTTTAGGAGTGCCCCAGTATACAACAGACTTCAGCCAGTTGATTACACGCTTGGCTTCTGTAGATTGTAAATTACCATCTCTATATACAATGTCAGCCAGGGTTTTAACTGCCTGATAAACTGTATTCACTTCATTCTCAGTGAGTTGTCTGTTCTGAAGCTTTACATATCCTGTTGGAGTTTCAAGGAACGGTAAACCTTTCGGATCATTATATACAGTAGATCCTTTCTCAATAGATTTTTCCACTGTAGGAATAATGATCACCTGATCAGTTCTAAGATCATCACTAGTGATTAATCCAGAATCTTCTACAGCAACCGCAGCATTCTTCACCCTAACATCATTACCATTCTGATCTTTGGTAGTTACATATTGAGGAACACCAAAAGAGGGTTCTACATTGTGACGAGTGAGTGTAGGATTCTCAAGAGTGTTAGTTCTCCAGGCTTTGTATTGAGCCTTCAAAGCTTTTACAACCTCATCAGGTGTGCCCTTTCTAAACATGCTCACCTTCTTACCAGGAGTCTTGCTCCACTTATCATCCCACTCTAGGTCTTCCAGAGGGAACACCTGATAGATTACACTATTAAGAGGATTAACTTCAGCAACAGGCTGACCCATTGCTTCTAGTGTAAGCTCCTGGGTGGTTGGTTCTTTGAATATAGCCTCACCATTCTCGTCTACCAAGAAGAAGTTCTCAGCATTCTCAGGATCTTGCTCCACCATTACAAGAGCAATAATCTTTGACTTCTCTACGGGAGGTGCTGTAGGATCTGCTTCATCAACAATTCGTTGTGTAAATCCTTCTAAGCCAAGCTCCACCTCATTCTTCTCAGTTACATATATACCACGAATGTTATCTTTGTTCTTGAGCTTTCCGAAGTTAGCACCAAATCTATTTGCTCTCTCACCACCAGAAGCTACTGTAGCACTAACAACCACTCTATCAGACTTCTTACTATCAGCCTCATAGGTGGCACTTGATTGAAGAGTCTGTTGATCATTAGTAAGTGTGCCAAGAATAGCATTTTGCAACTCAGCATCTTTTCTCATTCTATCTTCTTCAGCAAGCTCTTTCTTATAACGATCAGCTGCCTCTTGGAATCTACTGAGAATCAATGACTTAGCACCAAGTTCTTGACTGATTTCAGACAGAGTGTTCTGAAGACCAGTCATTGCTTCTCTAAGCTCACCAAGTGTACGTTCATTAGGAACAACATCAAGCTCATCAATTTCAGCAAGCTCTCTGTCAAATTCCATCAAGTCCCTCATCAGGTTTGGATTAGCCTGTATGTAGGACTGGTAATCAGGCCAAGCACCTCTAAACTCCAAATCTCTATTTAAGAATTGACGAAGACCCTCAGGAGCAATAGGCATTCCTGGGTACTTCTTCTCAAACTTCTCAATAAGATTTAGTGCATAGTCAACAGCATCTTTTAGAGCCTTGTCAACACTATCCATTAACTTGGACAGACTATTGATATTCTTACCTGTCTCAAGAGTCATGTCTTCTAAATAAGACACTTGCTCTTTCAACTCTTCAAGAAACTCTTTGCTATCTGTAGGAAGCTCATCAATGTTCTGAGCCATGTCAGAAACATAGGACAAGTTAAACTCAAGTTCTTCTTTCTGAGCTTCCAGTGCATCAATCTCAAGACGCAAAGATTCTCTCAATCTTGAGAGTTTATTTGCAGCTTTGATTGCTTTATTAGTGGCAGATTTAAACGTGTTCTTCTTTGTAAGGTCTCCTGATTTAATTTGCTCTTCCACCTTGGAGAGCTCATCATTCACCTTAGCAAGCTCTTCACGTTTCTTTGTGATGAGATCTTTTGTACTATCAAGCTGTGTAGAAACTTCGTCAAAGAGGTTACTAAGTATTTTTAATCTACTACCTCTTCTTGAATCTATGTCTTCTTTTGTTTTTCCAGAAGCTTTTCTTTTTGCAATATCAGCACTGTCCTGTGCTGTAAGAGGATTTCCAAATGTAAATATTCCTTCAGCAAATCCTGTTTTAGCTTCAAATGAGTCAAGTCCAACTTCTGTTTCTCTGATTTTTCCTTTCTTATCTTTATATACAAAATAAAGTTTACCACCATCGTACACAAGTCTTCCAGGTATTTTGCCACCTTTACCCTTTCCTGTATTCCAATATACAGGATTGTTCATGTTTCTCATGTAGAAGCTAGCATTTTCATTACTAGCAACAGCACTAACCTTGCCTAACTTATAATCAAGCAGGACATCCTTGCTAACATCCTTTACATTACCATTGGAATCCTTTATCTTAATTGTACCATCCTCATTCTCACCAAGAATAGTGAGTCTTGGAAAACGATACACTTCTTTACCATTCTTATCATACTCAACAACCTTTCCTAAGAAATACTCAGTGCCAATCTGAATATCCTGCTCACCAGTTTTGGTTTTTATCTTTACAACCTCTTCAGTTTCACCAACTTCTTCACCTGGTGTTTCACTAAGAACATCATCATATTTCTTAGGGTTTGTCTTAATATCGTCAAACTCTTCAAGGAAAGACTTCCTACGAAGAGATAGCTCAATTACATCTCCAAGCTTAGTCTTTAAATCATCCTTCACTTCAGATGTTACATCAAGACCATTGATCTGTGAGATGGCTGTAGCAGTTGCCTCTTCACTAGGTTTGTTGTTCTTGATTATGGCTGTTAGAATTGAAGCTGTATCAATCCCACGATCAGATAAAGGTGAATTCAACTGAGGGATGCGAAGATCATAATTAGCTATCTTTGATGCAGCATATACCATCTTGTCTATAACAAGAGGGGAGTACTTTCTACTACCATCTTCATTTATCTCACCAGAATATCTAAGATTAAAAGAGTTGTAGAAGTTATTTATATATTCAGCAGTCTTTTCTAAAGTGTTGATTCTCTGAATATACTGATCAGAGGTGTCGTTGATATTAGCAAGTCCTTGTTCCTTAAGAGAAGCAAGACCTCCAGCAGTTATTGCTGTTCTTTTTAACTCAGCCATATCATCCACAACCATATCAAATCTGCCATGCTTAACACGAGATGCCAAATAGTTGTGCATCATATCATGACGAAGATCTCTAGCCTCAAGCTCATCACCATTAATTACAGCATCTTGCTCTTGCTGTTGGAGGGCAACACCACGATTAATACTTGCCATCTTATCTTTAAACGCATCCTTAAAAGAAGGTGTTGAGTTAAGAGTATTTAGAAGCTGTTCTGTATTGCTTTTCTTAGTAGAGCTCTCTTGGTAGATTCCTCTAGCCTGCATCAATCCACCAGTGATACCTCCAAGTACCAAGCTCTCCATACCTTCTTTAGAAGCGAAAGCACCTACACCCTTACCTTCCTCATCTCTACCAACAAATCCGTACAGAAATGCATCTGTCCAAATACTAGCCTCATCTCCCTGCATTCCTTTACTAAAGTAGTTCTGTGTACCTACTTGCAGAGCAAACTGACCAACTTCCTGAGCAGCTTCTTTAGGATCAAAGAAGTATCTACCCACTCCAGTAACCTTATCATACAGCTTGCCAAACTTGCTAGTTGTAGCTTTAGCCACATATTTACCACCGTCTAGTGCAATTTCTTCTGTAGCACCAACCAAACGGTTTGCTGCATTTTTACTATTCTTGTATGTAGATCCAAGGAGATAGGGAAGTTGTTGGAATTCTGTAGCACCCAATAGAGCCATGTTTCCAAGGAAGGAGGTGTTACCCACCTTACTTGCCATAGCATCTATCTTCTCAAGTTCCTGACCACTAGGCTCAGCCCCACCATGGTCTAGTTTATATTTCTCAATTAAATCATTTCTAAATGATGTGGCTGTTTGCAAAGCCTCAAATGATGCTTCACCAGCAGCAGAATATGCAGCCACTGCAAGTTGTCTACCAATATCTCCAATCTCAGCAAATCTACTTGTCTGTGCAGCAAGTTCCCCAAGCTTAGATGTTCTAGTTGCAATATCTGCAATAGAAGTAATTTCCTTCTCAAGAATTGCAGCAGCCTCAATATTCTTTGCATTTGAGAAAGCTCTTGCTGTGTTTCTCAAAAGTGGGCTGAAAAGTTTGAATGCCTCAGCAGACTCTGCACCAGCAGCCAATCCTCTACCTATTAGAGAACCTGCTTTCAAAAAACCAGCATTTGCAATGTTACCACTTACCATGGCACCAACAGCAAAGCCAGAGTTTTTGATCAACTTATCAAAAAGAAAGTTTGCAGTGAACCAGTTATCTGTAGAATACCAAGCAGAGTTCTTCTCAATATTTGTGTAGTAGTTAGGGAGGTATGTCTGATCCACCTCAGTGTTCCATTCATCAAGTCCCTTCATTACATCATTTGAATAGATGTCAGAGAAACTACCACCAGTTGCCCATTTACCTACACCATATAACATACCAAAGCTACCAGCAACAGTGGTAGCAGCAAGATTCACACCCTTTAATATACCATTTGTAGCCTTGTCCCAGTTTGACTGAGCATTGGCTTTCTGGTCTTCAATATCCAAAATCCCAGCAGAATACACATCATATCTCCTGTTTGCATACAACTCACCAGAACTTATGGTGGGAAGCATAGCAGATTTGACAGGACCAGATCCAAAAATAGGGTCTGCCTCTCTTCCTCCAGAAAGTCCGTTTACACCAGGTCTACTTAGTCTGGGCACAGGTGTTGCAGGATTATCCAAAGAAGGAAGTTCCTGGTTTGTGTTAAGTAGAACAGGGTTTAAATTTTGATCAAAATCTGGCATAGGAATAATTATTCAATTGTCGAGAAGTCAAAATTAGGATATTCTTGCTTGAGCTTTTTTATCAGAACATCGTCTGTTAACTTATTAAGGTTTTGTCTACCTTGTTCATAGCCCACTCTAGACTGCAAATCAGGACCAGAAAGTGGGAAAGTTACCCATCTTCCTGCTTTATTTTTGATGTTTATGTATGGAGTAAACAATCCAGGGTCGCTCATATCCTCCTCAAGATCTGCAGTAATTTCATACTTTCTAATTCCAGGGAAATCACCAAAACTTTTTTGCATTACAGATCTGTCAGGATTACTGGTGAGGTTTGTATTTCCACGACCAGCAGCAAGTCTCATTGTTTCGTTCTTTCTAGGATTTGCATATCCTGGTCCAAAATATCTAATTACATCACTTTCAGAAACCACCAAGTCTTGAAGATTGCTTGGGTCCTTTTCACTTTTAATTCTCACTAAGTACTTGTCACCAGCTTGCTGAATAAACACTCGCGTGTCTTTTAGATTGTCATCCTGAAGCATTGCTGATGCTGTTGTAATATTGTAATCTTTATTAGCAGCAATGCTAAGAATATCTGTAGCTGTAATCATCTGGCTAAGTCTCTGAACCATAACAGGAGCCAGCTTTCTATCTTTACCTAAAGGAAGTGCTTTTATCTGAGGAACGAACACAGAAGCTATTGGAGCAAGTGCTTCTGAATAAAGATCCTGGTCAGCTCTAGATATTTCTGAATTTATTTTATTAAACTTATTGTAGTAGTTACTAACTCCAAGCAAGGCAGATCTCATTTCACTAGAACCGACTGGTTGAGTTCCCCATTCTCTTTTTGGAATTTCGACAGTTCTTTTTACACCATTTACATCATAATTCAATCTTATATATCCAGCTGGTGCTTTGTCTACACTCAACGTAGCTTTTCCACTATTTATATCATCTACAATTTGCTTTGGAGTTTTAGCAACACCAACCATTGATCTAGTAGTAGGATCGTAAAATTGTAGATTTACAGGCTTTCCATTATTGATGCCTGACAGAAATGAATTAGATTCTTGAAGCTGGTTACCAAATTTACGTTGAAGCTCAGTATCAACTTGTCTTCTAATTTCCTTTTCCTTGTCCTCAAGAGAAGACAAGAATGCCTTTTCTTTAGAAAGTTGTTGCAATAATCCAACAGCAGAAGCGGGAACCTTTTTGAGTTTAGAGGGAACGCCTTGATTGTTCTCCCAGTCACTCAGCATCTCATTCACCTTATCTGCACCATATTTAGTGCTTAACTGATCAATGATTCCTTGAACCTTGTCTTTTGAAGCAGAAACCTGACCTGTAAATATTTCAACAGATCTAAGCCTTGTATCAGTTGGATTACCTAAAGCTGTCCAATCTGTTGCAGCTGGATCACCGTATAGCTCAATTCTCTTTAAAGCGTTTTCTTCAGCTTTAAGTTCTAGATCTTTTAGTTTAAGATCATAGTTAGCATTAAACTCTCTAACACGTTGATTAAATTCAACCTGCTTTTGCTTCATTTCCTCCACCCAATTCATCTGCTGTCTAATTGGGTTTGACACATACTCTTTCACCTGGGTTGTCCAAGAGAAGCCATTTGCAAACTCTTTGTAGAACCCATCCTTGTAAATGTTATATTTTACACCATCTGGGTTATTCTTGGCGTTACTTATGTTTTTTACAAGCTCTTCGTCCAATATGCCAGGCTTACCATCTTTACCAAGCATTTTCTCATATTCTTCAATATCACCTCTAATCTCTTCAGAAAGCTTGGGATCTGTGACAATACCTTGCTGACCTCTCAAATATTCAAGTTTTTCCTGAACTGCTTTCTTCTGTGTAGCATAATTTGCTTGTGCTACACCTACCAGTTGATCTGGTGTAACATTTCTAAATTGATACCTCGCATCAATACTAAGCTGATTTACATCATCTGGAGTGAGAGACGCTGCAACTGCTTGTTTGATCTGAGCCTCGCTGATCCCTTCAATCTTGTAACGCTGCATTGCATCAGCAATCTCTTTGGTATTGATTTTACCGTCAACCACTTTAAAAGGAATATCATACTGCTGAAGCTTGGGATGGAGAGCTTTGATAGCCTCCATTGCTTTTTTCTTAACATCCGTATAAGGAGTGTATCTATCTCTAAACTGCAGGTTTACATCATTTGAAGTTAACCAAGAGTTAGCCTTTTGGTTAAAATCCCAAATGTTAGCTTCCGAAGACTTTCCTTCCCCTCTAGCTTTTTCCAGAGCAGCAATCTCTTTTCTATACCAAGCTGTTGAGCTTACAGCATTTTGAACACTAGAATCTTTTGTAATTTGGTTAGTCATCCCAGACACAGAGTTCACCAACTGAAAGTTGGAGAAATCTCCAGCAGCCACTGTTCTCAGATTGTTGCCAAGCTCATTAAGTTTGGATTGCAAATATGCCTTATCTACATCACGAACTACATCTAGACCAGCAATATTGTCTATCTGGGTCTGGATTTTTTGCACACCCTCATCATAGCGTCTCTGCTTTTCCATACCCACCTTCACCATAGCTTCCACAGGAAGCTGCTGGATGTAGGGATTAAACTGGGGGATTATATCGGTAAATGAAGCCATGGCGTGTTAAGTTACAAATTTAATAGGAAGAATTAGAATTTCCAAGAGATCTAACAAATTTTGGTAAATCGCTATAACTGAATCAGTTATATATTTTTTAAAGCTTTTACAATAGAGCTGTTTCTTTCCTCAATCTTCTTTCCGTTTTTTGCAGTTTTTGAAGATGTTGTAGAACCAACTGTAGGGATAGAAAACTGAGCAAGCTGGAAGTTCTGAGCTCTGAAGTTAGGATCGTAGCGGTAGTTATACAAGTTCTCATAAACTTGTAAAGTTCTGTTATCCAACTTGTTCTGAGCAATTTTGCTAGCCATAGAGTTGAGAGCAGCCTGTGTGGTAGCCTTTGTTTTGGACAAAGCTGTAGCTTGTCTTTCGTATTGCTTATCTAGAATACCCAGGTTAGTTAGATCATACTGGTTGAGTAGATTTCTGTTCTGCTCATACACACGTTGTTTCTCAGCCTGATTCAGTCTGAATTGCTCACCCAACACTCTTTGGTTTGCTCCATATTCTTGAGCAGCAAAGGCAGATTGAGCAGCTGGGTTGTATCCAACCATTTGCTGTTGTCTTCTTAGAGTAGCTCTGTTCTCGTTTAGAATATCTTGGAGAGAAATGTCAATAGGAGTGGCAAGTCTAGGCTGGAGTTTCTGAGCCCATACGGGTTCCACCTGATTCTGAGACATTGCAAACATCTCACCAATCAGCTGGTTTGGATCAAGTTGCTCTATGTCAGTGGGTCTGAGATATTGCATAGCTTGACCTAACAAGCTGTTAATCAATGAAGTGTCGTTTTTCTTAACAGGAGGAGTGACAGTTTTCAGAATATTTGGAGCAGGACCTGTAAGTCTTGGAACTACAGGCTTAAGTTCAGGGAATCCTTTGTATGCCTTACCCAAATCCAAAGGTCCTAATTTATCCTCATCATACAACGCTTTGGCACTAACTGTCTGTTGACCAAGATCACCATCCACCTGTATGTCACTTTTTACACCAAGTTTCTTTGCCTCTCTGTTATATGCTTTCTGGAAAGCTCTAACGTCAGCATCGCTAGAAGGATCAAAACCAGCCCAGTCATACCAAGGATTTCTCCTCTTCAGAGCTTCAACATCCTGAATTGTTACACCTCCAAAGAGCTTAGTAGTAGGATCTTGTGCTTGACCTTTAGGAACATATCCCAATGCTTCAAGTCTTGTCAGTCTTCTTCCAACCTGAGCCTTAGGAACATTAGCTCCTCTCTTGGCTTGCATCACCTTACCCTTAGCCAGACTATCAGCATTGAGTCCCATCTCTTCAGCTGTGTCATTAATTGCGTTCTGAACAGCAGCAGCGTTTGTTTTGAAATCAGCGTATTGCTTAAGCTTCATGTTTGCACCTTTAATGTTTGCAGCTAAAGAGTTGAATTTCAGCATGTCAAATGGTGAGTTAGGATCTAGATTATCTAGCTTTTCAGAGCTCTTGTCGATAATCTTATTTTGTCTTTGCTCTTTCTTAGCAAGATCTTTTACGTAGGTTTTGAACTTCTTACCCTTAGCTTTAGGATCACCAATCTCACCTAAGAACTGATTAGGGATCTTCAGGTTACCATACACTACCATGCTGTTCTCACCATCCCCATTAGGAAGCTCTACAGCAGGCTCATTTCTTTCCACCTCTACATCAGCATCAGCCTTTGTTCCATATTCAGCATAGTCTGTGTAAGAATCAGGAGCACCATATTTTACACCAATACCTGTACGTCCTTTTCCATCACTCTCATCATGAGACTGACCTCTAAACATAATAGTTTGTCCTGTAGAAGGCATGTAGGGATTGTGAGAAATAGGCTCAGCATATCCACCCCATGTGGTTTCAAGTTGTCCACCAAGAGCCATGTTTGTGAGAAGTTTCTCATCATCACTAATGAAGTTATCTCTGAGATTTCTAATCTCTCCACCAGCTCTAAGCATGTCTGCATCTTTTGGTGGTCTGAGTAAATCACTCACCTTGTGATCTCCAAAATGTGTAATCACCTGGGGCTGCCATGTATGACTAATCCATTCATACTCAGAGGTTTGTCCTCCGTTCTCTTGTTGAACAGGAACAGGTTGTGGTAGGGTAAATGTTCTGGAAGGGAATCCTTCTTTCCATGCATCATAGTATCCCTGTCCACCTCCAAATCCTTTTTGCATTGTCTGCATTAATTGAGGAAGTGTAAGAGCATCGTAGTTAACACTTGGGTCAACCTTTCCTAAAACATTTCTCATGAAATATTGTGGGTTTCTCTTAACCTTATTGAACTCTTTATTAGCAAGTGTATAAAGAAGTCTATCCTTAGCCAGCTCAGGATTCTGTGCAGCAAATGCTTGATATGCAGCTTCAAATTCCTTCTTCTTAATTTTATCTCCATATCCTGTAAGACCCTCATCTAAATAATCAGCCATTTCCCTAGCACTCTGTCTAGCAGCCTGTCTTTCAGCAGCTGCCACTTCCTTATCCCATGCAGCATTTGCTCTAGCATCAACTTTACTCTGTGCTCTATCAGCTTTATTTCTAGCTTCTTCAGCTTCACACTTACCATTCTTTTTAGTAAGATCTCCAGGTTGTGCTTTTGGAACAAACCCACCACGTCTTAAACCAAACATATCTTGAAACTGAACACCAGCTTGCGAAGCTGCGATTCTGCCCATATTTTCGGAAGACTGTTTGTTATATTCTCTGATCTGTTTCTCACTTGTATCAACCATGTCACCAATCAAGGTTCCTGCAAACTTTCCAATCATTCCACCAACAGGACCTCCAATAACCATACCAGCAGCCTGACCAATTCCTCCACCAATCTTTGAACCAGCATCGGGCTCACCAGTAATAGCACCACTAATTGTTTGAAGAAAATCTCCTCCGCCACCACCCATAAATTGACCAAAGTTCCCATCATTAAGTGCTGCTTTCAAACCACCTCCAGCTTTGAATTGCTTCACCTTACTACTATCACTCAGGGGCTCATATCCCATATCTGAGTAGATGGTGTTGGGAGCAAAGGTGTTCATAATCTCTGTGGGGTTGCCACCAATCTGATTGATTACAGCACCATCTTCAGCAAGAACATTTGTTCCTACACCATAAGAAGGGAACATTTGTTCTGGTTGATATACAACATCTTCGTGTCTAACATATTGATTCTGAATGGGTTGCATAGGAACAGACTCTGCAGCCTGAGCTTGTACACCTGTCAGCTCTTTATTTTGTCTAGCTTTTCTAACAGCTTGTCTCTGACCCTTAATCATTGACGCTCCTTGAATAATATCCAATGCAGGCTCTATATATGAAGTAGCACCTACACCCTTGGCACCTACAGCAGACTTACTTTTCAACGCAGAACCTGGGACATTAACAGGCTTCATCATTGCATCGATGTCAGGAGCTTGGGCAAGGGGAAAGTCAGTCATCAACTGTTGACTCATCTCTCTTCCACTAGGAAGAGTTCTTGTACCTGCCTGAGCTTTATCCACCTTATTTTCACGCATGGCTTTTTTAAATTCTTTACCATGAGCTTTCATAAATGATGCTTCATCAGGGAACTTCTTGTAGAATTCCTTCTCAGATTTAACACCAGCGATTTTGAGCATTTGTGCTTTCATATTATTTATATTTATCAAGCCATTTACCAGACTTGGCTTTTGGTTTATTATAGTTGGTAAAATTAAGTAAGTTGTCTAGTTTTTCCAAGGGATACTCGTCAGCTCTATTTACACTTTTGCCATTCTCTGCTCTGAAATGTTCTCTTGGATATTCCACCACCTTGGTTCCATCAAATGTATAGTTCTTACCAGGATACATCATTTTAGTATCTCCTGTGTCAGACACTCCGAGCAATGGTTCTAACACCCCTTCCATGGTGATTTTATTAGAATTAATTTCAACAGGCTTTCCCCAGTTCTGAGGATTCCAATAGCCCATATCATCTTTCACCACACCACCATCTTCAAAATTTTTTCTATTAATATAATCACCTTCTTGATTAATAAATGATAAACCAGGCAGTGCTCTATTAACATAACCAGTGTTACCTTTCCACTCATTAGCTATGCTTTTGGGAATTCTCCCAAGAGGGTTTCCTTTAACTGCCACTACTGTTGGCATTTCATAGTAGGGATTATTCCTAAACCCACTAGATGTATTTTGAATGATAGTTTTGGGAAAGTTGAGATTTGTTGCTCTGTTGACTGCCTCAATTCCTTTATCTAATGTAGGTTTATAGTTTTGTAAGAATTTAAGATAAAGTTCTTGTAAAAGAGGATCTTTGGTAGATCGTATTTTTGAAAGGATCTCACGCTGAGTCCAACTACTAGAAATACCTTGTTTTTCAACTTCTGCTGCTCTATCAAGCATACCAGCTTCCCTAAGTGCGACTATCCTATCAGCATGTTCTTTTGCAATATCAGGATATAGATTTCTTACTTCTTCAGGAAGTGCTTCAGCTATACGTTTTCCTTGTGTGCCCATCATATTTACATCTTGAAATGTTCCAGGTCTAACAAGTGTAAATCCTTTATCAGTTGATCTTGCTGCTTGATTCCAAAACAAAGGGGCACTATTCTTACTCATACTTAAATCAAGAGTCATCGCACTTCTTGGAAGATCTCTAGCCTCTGTCAACATTGCATTCTTAACAGCATCAGGAGTCATATCAAAGTAACTGTGACTTGTAATATCTCCTGGAATGCGAGCTTTTAATGCTCCTGTATTGAGTGCATTTATAAGTCTTGTTCTAGTGGGTAAGTCAGCAGTAGCTCTCCATGCTTTTGCAGTGCTTGTCATAACTGGATCTAATGTCTTAATTCCAGCACGCATTCCACTAACTAACGGTAAAGCCCCTAGTGCATGAGCTGCTGCTGGAATAATTCCTCTAGCAGCATTTTCAAAATCCTCCATGGTAACATTTTTACCAAGAGGGAAAAGAGGGGACACTATGCGATTAACATCTGATACAAAATCAATTCCAGAATCAACCATCTCAAGAGGATTAATCATGTTCACAACAGTATTAAGCCCGCTTGATCTACTTTCACCTTTTGAGAAGTTTTCAGGAATTCTTTCTCCTCTCACTGTATATCCAAAAGCTTCTACAGGATTTGTAAGAATCTCCCAAGCTCTTGATCCTGTAGACTGAGGTGTAGCAGGTCTAATTTCTCCTTGTCTTTCTATAGCTTCTCTAGAGGCTTTTTGTTTTCTTGCTTCATCCTCTTGCTTTTTTGCTACAGCTTTTTGAGCTGCCACAACTCTTCTATTTTGTTCTATTTGAGCAATCTGTGATTGTGTAGGGATGCCAGACTGTGTAGCCAAATCTCCCATCATAGGACCAGTGGAATATCTTTGTGTAAGAAATCCTGTCTGAGCTTGGGGAACCTCGTCATCAAACTTATCCAGCCATCCTCCGTTCTTACTGATGGTCTTTGGTTTCCAATCTAGCCCTTGTTGATAGAAAGACATCTCTGCTCCATTCTGAGCACTAGGGAGTGTCTTCTTAGCATAGGGACCTTCTGAAGGAGCAGCTCCAGCTGTGCGTGCGTATGTAAATCCTACAGAACCAGGAAGACTTCCTCCCATGGCGTACATAGGAACAGTCTGATCAGCACCAGCCATAGGAGGTTGAAGATTACCACCATCAGCAAATCTTACAGCCCTATTCCATTCAGGTTTTTGTTCTTCAGCTTTTCTAACAGATTTTATAAGGGTACTAAGTTTTCCTACATCACCCTTAGATCTTTGTGGTGTCGTTGGAAAATTTTCAACCCACTCAAACCCTTTTGCAGGTTTACCCATAGATTTAGGAGGATTATCTCTATTTCCTTCACGTTGTTCATAACTTCCATCAGGAAATTTCTTTAACCAACCTGTGTATGGTTTAGAAAGAATTGGAATTTCTGTTTGTTTTCTATGAAAGAAATCATCAAATTGATCATCTCTTAACATAGATGGTGCAGGTTGATTATAATGCGCAATCCATTGATTGCGAAAATTATTAACATATTCTCTAGAATAAGGAGTTACAGGATAAACACCACCCTCCTGATATTTATCTAGCCAATTGTTTTCTGTAAGTTCACCACCATCTCTCCAAGCTCCACCCCATGCAGGATTGAAATTAAATCCTTTGTCTGTGAGTCCTCCCATTGTTCCCTCAATAGCCCCACCATCTTGTTTCTTCTTTGGAGTTTTCTTTACTTCTTTATATCCTCTAAGCCAGTCTTTTTTGTAAAGTTTTAGTCCTGGATCTTCAATTTTTATTTTTCCTTTTGGTGTACCCACTTCATGTCCTAATATATCCCACGTATCAAAAGGTGTACCCCCAGTATATTCAAGCATGTACTTTCCCTTGTAATTTTCTATGGGCTTTCCAACAGAGAAATATGGATCTGGGTAGTGCGTGATATTTCTTCTTTTGTATTCTTCCAAAACTTTTGGATCAAGGGGTTTTGATCTAACAACGCCACTGGTACGCAAATCTTCAACTCCTTCTACATCACCAATTTTTCTATAATAAGCACCAGGTTTTGATTTAAATCTTGGATCAAGTTTTCCAAGTACACCAAGTCTCTTAGCAGAACCAAGTCCCATCAAACCTAGAGGATCTAAAACAACATCTGTCAGAAAAGCTCCAGCTGCATTCTGAATACCCATTGCCTCAGAAGGAGTTTGGTATTTTCCTGTAATCATTTGTGTTGCAGCTTTTTGTGGAGCTGATAACACCTCAGAAAGGTTCTCTGCTAGGTTGGGATGGAAGCCTGTAAGTATTGTTCCAATCTGTGCTTTGTAGGGCTCAGCACCTCCAGCAATAGCACCAAAGAATCTCCTTTGCTTATCTGTAAGAGGCTGTCCGTGCACTTCCTTATCGTGCAGAATTTCTCTAGCTTTAGCCTTGGTGAGTTTCTTTGCCATTATTTGTAAGAGATTTGAGCAGGTGTAACAATAAACTGGCTTACAAGGTGAGCATCAGAACGATTGTCAAGGATGTGTCTCACCTTCAACTCTTTAGCTCTCAGAGGTTCTTTTTTAAAGGATCTCTTGCCATAATCCATATTAGCCTGATTTACAATCTTGTCTATAGACAGAGATTCACAGGTGGTTAGGAACAGAGGTTCTGACTTGCTCTTAACCAAAGACCAGAATGTGTTATACTGATAGAAATTATCACTCTTGGTGTAGGTGATAGTCTTGCTTTCAGTGTTGTAAATAGGATAGGTCAGGTATTTACTCAGGTTGTTGAGAGGTTTGGGAACCAGCTCAAGTACACCTGTAGATTGCTGACCATTGTACAGAACAGCCTTGTTGAACCATCTATCGTCTGTTTCAATTCTAGCATTATCATTCCACACACCAGTGGTGGATGCAAAGTATTTGTAAGCCTTTGTATAGTCCTTTACATTCTGAAGAATCTCATCGTTATATTGATAAGCAAACGGATATTCTATAATGTAAGGTTCAATATTTCCGTAATAGTAATTGTATATTTCTGGGTTGGTCAGATGTCTCCACAGACACGCATTTCTAGATATGGTGAATGTTGAGTTGGTTATTTGGTTGGGTGAAATAAATACATTTACAGAAAATGACCTACTAGTTTTGCATTTTCCTGTAGACTGAATAGTAATCACATTAACAGCATCGTCCACTGTATAAACCACCCCATCAATAAGCTCTTGCAAAGTGACACCCGTAGCAAGAACATTCCCACGATCATCAGTGATGGTGAAAGGTCCCACTCTAGGAGAGGCTTTTGTAAGCTTTATGATTATTGTTTTAGACATCTAATTATCGTTTAACAAGGACCCATTACAGTGATGATACCAGTTCCACCAGTGATTCCAAGAGTTCCAGTGTTAGCACATATGTTTTGAGTGCTTACATAAGTTCCAGAAAGCGGTGTTCCTGTTCCACAATCCTCCCACTCAATGCTTATAGACTCAACAGGCTGAATCTGGTACGTTGTACAGTTTGTACCAAAAGCTGTTGTGGTGGTAGTCGTAGTGCTTGTACTAGTAGTTGTTGTAGTGGTTGTTTGTCCAGGGCACAGGCAAGTTCCAGAAATACCAAGATCCAGAAGATTTGCACTGTATGGCTGATAGATATTGAAGCAAACAACAGCTCCAGAAGCCCCGCCACCTGCTATATAGTTTCCATTACAATCGAAGTAGAAATATCCAGCATCATCTGTTATCTCAGCATCATGACACTCACAGGCAATTGTGGTAGTAGTTGTGGTGGTGCTTGATGTGCTACTTGTTGTTGTAGTGGTAGTGATTTCCTCACAAGCTGTTCCAACTAGGTCACATCCTGTATAAGCAGTTGTGGTTGTGGAAGTTGTGGTGGTGATACATGTACCCGCAATCAGGTTAACAATCAATGCTCTGTCAGCGTAATAAATTCTATCATTACATACACACACCTGCTGGGTTTCATCATCCAGGATGGTCACTGCAGGATGTAACACATTGTTGCAATCATAGAAGTCGTATTGCTGTGTAAATCCTGTGAAGTTGCTCACCTCATAAGTGTTACATGTACACACAAATGCTGTTGTTGTTGTAGTGGTGGTAGTAGAACCAGGCTCACCAACAAGTGCTTCAAGTGTTGTACAACAATCGTTCAATCCAGAATAGAAGAAGTTATTCTCAGCAATATACCAGTTAGGAATGTAGCTATGGAAACTAATCCAACTCTTGGTGTTGAAGTTGAATGAAAGGGTCCAGCTTCTGTTACAGAAATATGCCTCATCTGTCAGATAAACCACCTCACGAGTGACAATTGGAGGAACAGTGGTTGTTGTAGAAGTTGTACCAGGAATAGATGTTGTACTAGTGCTACTTGTAGAAGAAGATGTAGTGCTAGTTGAGTTTTGTGGGTACACATTATCAATATAGAACTCCTGTGTTACAGGGTCATACTTAATATCTGTTCTCTTTGGTGTATAGTCAAGCTTGGTGATGATCACTCTGTCATACTTAGAGTCGTACACACCATGCAGTCCTAATCCATCAAAGTGGTTATCCACATTTACGTTAGGGAAATATCTCAGGATTTCAAAAGCCAAGTGGTCTGTAAAGAACCTGTTCACTCCAGATCCAAAAGCAGATAAATCAACCGCTTCGTTTCCACTAATCAAAAATATCTGTCCTCTTTTAGCATCAACCGTCACTTGTCCCTGAGGGATTTTCAGAAGCATCTTGTGCTGACATCCTACGTATCCAAGATCAGTTTCTGCAAAGTCAACAGGAGGGGAAGATCTAAATAGAAGATCATTACCCAGATATGCAGCTTGTGGGTTGCTTGTATTAATTGTAAGCAATGTGTTATACAACAAGCTCTTGTTCTCAAATCTAGCCAACACAGCCTTGTTCTGAATACCATCAAGACTTACCAGCTTTCCAAAGTTCTGAGGAAAGTCAAAATAAGATAATGGTTTGTAAATCAACCAGTTATTAGCTCTGTTGTCTGGATCTGTCTCTTGTGTATCAGAATAGATTGCTCTGAAAGGATAGTTTGTGTAACAGATGTTACTCCAGTCATTAGGCAGATGCGTGAACACATTCTCCTTATTCTGCTTAGAATAAGTTACATTATAATAGTAGGTATTGTCATTAGCAATAGATACATTGCTCTCCTGAACCCAATCATCAGGAATACTATTACTTACATGCGGCCAGAAGTCCCCTTCTTCTGTATTAAACGCTTGACGTAAATCAACATTATAAGAAGACTCACAATAGAAGTATGGAATACCATAAGCAAAAAGGTACATCTTCCCATCGTAATAAGTTCTTCCAGGAGCATCTTCAGGAGTCTGAGAATTAGGACAATCAAGGTTGTGAGCCTTGAATGATATGAAGTTTTTCAATATAACACCAGCAGCCTCAACATTACTAAGAACAGATCTTGCTGAGAACCAATACTTTGGATAGGCTACATTACCAATCTCATCATAGAAAATGTCACTATCATCAGGAGCACCTACACGATTGTCAAAGAAGAATGGAAGCTTGGTCTTGAATGCAAACTTGCTGATGAATGTATCTCCACCAAATATAGTTTCATATGTTGTGGCAGTTACAGGAGTGATGTCTCTTTGGAACCCTGTATCAATTGTGTTGTATGAGTAGATCTGTCCATACTGACCTACAGAAAGGTTCTTGATAGAAGCGTAATAAGATACAACATTTATTGGAACATTCTTTCCAGGAGCATTACAATCTGCAGCAGGATTTGATCCATCCCCAAGAGCAAATCTAGAGTTGTCAACCAGTCCTGTTCCAGACAAGCTTGGCGTATCGCTTGGGAAAAGAAGGGGATCTATAGGTCCTGTGAAAGATAATGTAGATGAACTAGTTAATGCAATTGTTGTATTAGAGATATTTGCAACAGCCACAGGTGTAGTGAAAGAGTTCACTGTAACACACCCAACAGAAGCAATTGTTACAAATGTTCCAATTCCTGTAACAATATCAGTGTAATATACTAAAGATGGAATAAACCCACCAGTTTTACATAGCTCGTATACACCGTAGCTCTTTGTAGTAGTGATGTTTCTCTCAGAAGTCTTTAGATATACAGAAGACTCTCTTTGGAAGTTGTTGATAGGATCTTCGCCACTTCCAACACTTTGTACACCAGGAATCAGGTATTGAGCAATGTCAAGAGGTCTTTGCTTGATTCCCAAGTTGTTAGCAATAGGTGCACTGTAATCATAGCTAGCTATCGAGTTGAAAGAATACGCATAGTTTCTTCTAACAATAGCGTTTGCATATATGGTTAAGTAAGCCTGGTATGCAGAAAATAACACAGAAACATCTGTTGGTGTTGTGATGCTTGCAATACTAGAAGCAGAACCAAGAGCATCTAGCTGTGCCTCTTTACTTATCAGTCTGTAAAGAGCATTGTTTCTCACCTTAGTGAAGTGTGCAATACCAGCACCAAATATTACATTCTCTAGTCTAAGAACATCTCCAAGGAACGGCTGTCCGAAGGATGTCTCAGGAGAGTTGAATATCTGTCTGTATTTCAAATCATTATCGACAAAAGGATTGAGTTGAGCAGGATTACAAATACCAAATCCTACAGAATCAACCTCTTCTATTTCATATCCACTATTTGTACCATCAATAAAATAAGGTTTGATCAGAGACCAAACAATAAATGTTCCAGGACCAGTTGTTGCAAGAACCACCTCATTCAGTGCTCTTGGAAAATTACCATCTCTATCTTTACAAGCTACATTTGTTGGATTGTTCTGACAGAAATCACACCAGTTGGTGTATGGTGCTGGGGCAGGAGATCCCCAAGGCATAATTCCATTTGTTGGAGGTATGTATAGAAAATCTCTACCAACAGTTGGTAAACGTGTGATAACCTTGTATATCTTGTATGTATTGGAGATAATGCATACCTTTTTTGCATCTCCTGTTCTAACTCTCGGTTCTATGAGAGAACAAACAGAAACAGAATCTCCAACATTTAGAACATCTGTTGTCTCTATCTCATTTATGTAGCAATCAATATATTCTACAACTATACCGTTCTCATATGCAGTGATGGTGTAGTTTCTACAAATACCATTTATAGAATCAGCAACATCAGTATTTGCTGTATATGCGTTACTTTTATCAAGAAGGAAAGGATCTGGTCTTAGGTCGTTATAAGGGTAGTTGGGGAAATAATAGTCAGTCTCTTCTCTAGTGTATTTACCGACATTTCTAAGAATACCCTTGGCTACAATAGACTTATCAGGTCCTCTATCAGAACGAACAATCTTAAATCCAGCAATGCTATCTTTCTGCTCTTGTGTAAGATTGGAATTAGCAATCAATGTTGCAACATAGGCTGTGTCAATTCTTACACCAATTGGGAACACAGCATCCTTCTGCATCACCATAGATCCAGGTGATGAGTAGAGGGCAGACTCAAATATAGGACTTACAAGTACATCTGGGAACTTGTGGTGTCTGATAGGTTTATCAGCCAAGTCTCCCCAAAGATCTTCGTTACATGGATATTTTTCTACAGACTCCCAATACGCAAACTCACCATACTGGTAAGGTCCTTTGTAATTAGCGGCAGGAGAATATCCTGGAGAGAATCCTGTAAGAGTGGCTGTGTTATAAATTTTCCAATACGGACTATATCCTATTGTACCTATTGTATAATCAGGGTCACCAATGAAGTCAGCATTTGTGTTAGGAACAGGAGATGCGTCAAGTGTGGTAGCTGTTCTTCCAGGAATATGAAAACCATCTGTCTGCTTACCATTCTTCAGGAGAAACACTATCTCAAATGCATACACCTCATCACGCAGGTACCCACGCAGGTTTGTGGCATTCAGCCCATCAGCGTAGGTTTCCGTGTTAGGAATTCTCCAAGTTTCCCACTGAAGCTGAATCTGATTAGCAATCTGCTGATAGTTAACTCGGTCAATGGATGTGAGATTATCCCAAACAAGAATATCACGAACTGCTGTAATGTCCTGAGCAATCTCGTAATAAGGATACTTGTTGAAAATATCATCAATCAATAGACGAATGTCTGACTTATTCTGACCAGTGTATGTGACTATTTGTTCATTATCACTAATGAAATACGTACCAATCAGCTCTACAGATGTAATGCCGTTGATGGTCTTAATCACTGCCAAGTTAAAATACTGAAAGAGCCCAGTGATATCTAAATTACTAACCCTCACTCTAATAGACTTACCCACCTGATAATTAAAATTAGGTGTGGTAATGCTTATATCAGCAATAGGTGTAGGATTTGTAACAGAGAAATACGAGGTGTATCCCTGACTTACAGAGTCAGAATACTGAATAGCAAACTGGTATGTACCAGCTTGCAAGTCTCCACCAGTGGTAACATCAACTACATCCAATTGAGGAATGTTGAAATCAGGTTGAACATTCAACTGATTACAATCAATCTCATTGGTGAAAGTAGGGTCGCAAAGGTTTGCTCCAGATTGGAGCTTGTAGGGGATATTCTCCAGATCTAGATAGCGTCTGGGATTGTAACCATCTGTCCAATACACCTCAGTGGTGCAATTAGTAAGTTTGTGGACAGCCTTGTGAATTGGATACTTGATATTGAAATTCAAGCACTTAGCATTGATGTAAGTGCGATAGACACAATCATTATTATCCATATACCCAATCTCACTATCTCCTGTTTCAGGATTAGCAAGAAAGAATACATGTTTACTCTTCTCATTAATAAAGTGTTCACCAATCAGTTGGTAACCCTCAGGAAAATTAAGGCAAAGCTCATTCCCTGGCTCATTCTGGTAGTTAACAGAATTTGAGTCAAAGTTCTCTACAGCAGCATTCAATGCATACGTGAGCTTACCCTTAGGAATCTGATTAACAGACTGGTCTAAGTTTAAGCCAGTGGTTGCGTTGTTATACTCCGCCCTAATGTTACCCTGGTTAGTTGTTTCTTCTCCAGCCATATCTGCTTACTCTGTTTGGAAGTTCGTACATGTTGAATCTATTCAGATCCTGTACAATTCTTCTTTGTTTAGCGTATACATCTTGCTTCTTGATCTCGATATCAGCCATGATGAATGCCTCATCAGACAATTGCTTGTAGTAAGCAAGCTTAGTCTGAAGTTGGTTAAATGTCTCATCATTGGTCTGATTGGTGAGGGTCTCAAATACCTTGTATTTGATGAAAGCCTCAATGTACTCTCTGATACGGTAGTTATCAGGGATCAGCTGGTTTCCTCCACCATCATATTCTGTGGCATAGAAAACCAGATGCACAACTCCATTTCTGAAGTTGGTTACAAACTTATTATCTCTAATATCAAAACTGTCAGCAGCAGAACTGTTGAAATTAGCACAGTCAAGTGCACAGTCTGCTCTAACAGAAATGTTTCCAGGTTTCAGCAAATATTTCTTTTCGTAAGCAATATTCAGCTGATTATTAGTTTTATATACAGCCTGAGTTATCTCAAGAGGACAGGTGCAGTTACAGGATGGTTGTGTACATACAGAACATGCAACACAGGCTGCTTGATTACATGCACCACAAACATCACCACCAACAGTGACAGGGCTCACTTGAATGGTGGTTTGACCAACAGCTTGGGAGTAGAAAGAGTTAGCTGACTGATAGGGATATCCACTTACATATGTGCACATCCAAGCTTCTCTGACAGCAAAGAAGTTATCAGGAAGTCTAGCTTCAAAGTCCTCGATATATAGAGTTTCTTCAGAAATAACATAAGTAGCCCTACCCAACTTTCTGAGACATTTGTCCAGATAGGTGGGAAACATCAGATCATCCACAGCTCCTGTATCGAAATAGCTTTTCAGTTCCTCCTTTACGGTGGAATAAACTATCTCAGGAGATGTGAAATTATATTTGTAATAGTAGGACATTTAGCTTATTTTTTCCATTCGTAATATAGATGCTGATATTTTTCGTTGGTTTTTAAATAGTGGGATAGTAGTCTAGATGTCACTCTAGAGGGCTTGAAATACCAAAGCTCCAGATGTTTCAGTCTAGCTGTTTCTTTAAACCACATCCACCCAAAGAAATAACCCTCTGTGTGGTAGTTAAAGTTGTAAATTACCTTACCCTTCTCTTTAGTTTTTTTCCAGTCTATTGGGAGGTTTATGAACTCTTTCCCATCAACACCCTTAATCTTCCTTCTCTTTTTCTTGTTTATGGCAAACTCTCCAAATCCAAAAGGAAGCTTTGCTCTTTCTCCTGTTTCTAGGATGTACTCTTTATAAGCATCTGTGAAAGAGTAAATGATGTTTCTCCACTCATCAAAGCTTAGCTTTATTGAGGGGTGTTTCTTACAGAACTGATTGTAGTTTTCTTTACTTGCACTTCTCCAGTCAATCTTGACTCTCATTAACGAGTATTTGGAGCGTTAGGTGCTTGACCATCTATTCCATCATCTGTCATATCTGTATCAAGCCTGAAATATGTTTGCAGAAGTTTTTGAGATGTAAGTTCGAGCACTTGTTTCTCTAGATATCCAGGAAGGGCAAACTCTTTGTCCAAAGGGTTTTTGCACCAATCATCATCACTAGGCTGGCAATCTCCACACCCAACAGCAGGATACATTACCTCATTAGGTACATCATCTTCAAACAACGCAGCAATTCTAATAGCTTTTAGAAGAGGGTTGCTTACATACAAGTAATCATTAATTATCCAATAATAGGACTCATTTTTAATAATAGGAAGCTTGAGCAAATTGATGTAACGGTTGATAGTAATTTCCTTCAACTTCTTACCCATCCCACCCATAGCATTGATAGACCAAACACCCTGAATCAAATATTGGTAGTTGCCCTCAGAAATGCGAGGGAGCTTAAATTTACTTCTTGCTACAGAGCAAGGATCTACATATCCACAGCATTCAGAGATTGGCACCTCTATCATCTCTAAACAAGGGATAGTGGTGAACAGGGTTGATGTAGCCCACAGCTTTCTAAGGTTGGTTTCCCTTTTGATTAAAAGGAGACTGTTATTTCTAATCTCAGATGCAATAGCTCTATCTGTCACTAAGCTATCTGTAGACAGAAGCTTGTGCATAGAGCGTACATCAGAAACCAATTTCCTTAAAGTTGCCATTATAAATACTGTTTGAATATATTAGTCATACCATCCTCATAATCAATCAGGAACACTGTTAACTCAGCCTTGGTCACTGTATATCCATTCTTGTCATCCCAAGAGCTCTTTGCTTTAGAAAGAGCAGGGAGTTGATAGAACTTAATACCATTGAAATCCAAGCTCATCTCATGATGCTTGTCTCCTGTAAAGATGTAGAAATGTTCATATTCTGACCAACTGTGCTTGTATTCCATTGGGAATAAGTGAGCCAGTTTTGCAGGCTTTAGAGCATCACCATGATTGAACATCATCAATGTTCCACCAAATTCTGCATACTTTCTATATCTTGGAGATATCTCAAAGAGCACTCTGAAATTGTTTCTGAAATAAGTTTGCAACCAGCTAGCCAAGTGCCAACCCACAAACTCATCATGATTACCAGAAACAAATATTACCTCTAACGCTGTAACCTTCTCTAAGAGAAGATTGATTGCTTTCACCTCATGTTCACATATTTTGCGAAAGCTTTCGTGGTAGGAGAGAATGTTCTGTTGAGGTGTTCCTCTTGTAGTTGTTCCAGTGAACTCACTGTTAAATTCGTCCGATCCTATAACATACGTTGCATAAGTAATGTTATTGGACAAAGTTGCTTGGTTAAGAATTATTTCTAACTTCTGCAAAAATGTGTTAAATCTCTCTTCTATATTGTTGTCTCCATAAATATCGAGCTTGTTGAAATGAGCATCTTGTTTATTGATTACAAGACATCCTTCTCTTTTCAGCTCATTGTACGGAGGTTCTTTAACTGTTGGAGCACTAGGTTCATAGCTCTCTAGAAATGAGATGAAACTATCTTGGAAAACCTGCTCATTCTTTTTTCTTCCCAACCAAGCTTTCACTTGGTAGTGAGGAGTCTCAGCGTTTCCCCAGTAGTTCTGGACGTATTTAGTTATTTCCCATTTGGTTGTGTCAATCTTGCACTTCTCAATCAACTCATCTAAACTCTTGATTTCTTCTTTAGAGTTGAATACCACCTCACCAGTTCCTTTAGATACATCCTCAACAAATCTTACCAATGTATCTTCTAGCTCACTTATATAATTCCCTGATTCAGCTTCTGATGTTTTCCCCTCACCATTCCTTAATTCCTCTAGCAAATTTGCTACCTCCATTTCTGTAATTCCAAGTCTTTCAGCGTAAAATTTCCTACTTCTCTTCATTCGCAGGAGCTGTTCTAACTGCTGCAAAAGGTGTTGATTTCCAGACATGCAAAGTGGATTTTAGTTAAAATTAGAGTAAAGGTACGAAATAAATTTTATATTTTCCAAATTATTTTAACCAAGCCCGTTATCAGTTCTAACAAACTTAGTTAAATAAAAACTCCCAGGGGTAGACACCCCCAGGAGATACCCCGTAAAACCAACAAAACAGGGTTTTTAATATCACCATAACTCATTGGTTTTTAAGGAGTATGGGGTTGTGTTGTTATAGGATTGTTCACTCTGTAGTAAGTACTTGTAGTGGCTCCTGGGGAGTTGTGTGCATAACTAGCTGTATACAAGCTTCCCACAACACCAGATACACAAGGATTGAAGTTGGTGTAACCAATGAAATAAATATTTGCTCCTCCAGATGTACGCACTTGAATATATGCGTATTGTCCAGTAGGGATGCTTATTGTACCTGCTAATGATGGGGCTGTAGGACATTCAGGGATTGTAAATCCATTTATCAACTGTGTCCATGTTAAACCAAGAGGTTCTGGCTGAGTTCCCAAGAAAGGAGGAGGCTGAATTGAATAGTACACCTCAGCATTATTAATATTACCGTTACCACTCTCAGAAGACAAGTAAATCATCAGATTCTCAGGAGCTAATGTAGTGGTGGTTGTGGTGGTACATATAGTCAGTGTAAGATCTATATAGTTTGTGCAAGCTCCGCTAGACATCACCCTGACAATAGTTGTACCGTTAGGTGCTATGTAGGAAGTATACCCAGCCAAGAGAGCTGCTTTAGACACCCCCACCTCAAAAGCTGATGTATACCCATCAACATCTGAATACAGATTGAAGGGTCCTGTGTCAGCCCCAGCAGTAGTAAGAGTTATTGTAACAACCATAACTTATTGATTCTTAAGCAATTGTGGTGGTAGTAGTGGTTGTAAGTTGACAAATAGCCAGTTCTAGTTTTTGGAGGATGGTCGTAAGATCATCACAAGTGTCAATGCCTGTGCAAGGAAGATTGGGACCTACGTACTTGATTAAGTTGGAGATCTTCAGCTTGGTGTCACAAGGATCTGCTCCACAGTTAGTTCCTGAGGGTACAATACTGCCTCCTGTAAAACAAGGACTGGTTGGTAAACAAGACATTTAAGTTAGTTTTATGGGATGTACATAATGTAATAACAAGCCAGAACAGGGGGAATATTATTGTGAGACAAGCCACCTCCTGTAGAGGAATTTGTCACAGTGACATTAATATTAGTGAGGCCTGTTGTAGAAGATCCTGTAATGTCTGTTGTGGGTCCTTCGTTAAAGTTACCACCACTTCCAAAGTGTCCTGTATAATCCTCATTCCATACGTTAGGAAGCGTGTGAGTGTGTCCAGGATCTATAATGTTTACAGAGGCTGCGTGCGTGTGTGCAGGAATCTGTGTAGTATCAAGAACAACATTGTTTGCACCAGTGATCATAGACAGTGTATAGTTGGGATTACCAGCAATACCAGGATCTACAGCAGCATTATATGCACCCCCACCAGGAACAGCTGTAACACTTACAGGCAGTCTTCCACGCTTATCAGGAGTACCATTTGCACCATTGCACAAGTAGATTTTATCCCAACCAAGACCAGCAAGACCTACACCACCAGCATCAAAGTTGGTGAGAGGACCGTAGTATTCAACAACTGTGTAAGGAACCATTTTGGTGTACTGCTGTCCTGAAGAAGCAGTGCTTGCAATGTAAGCAGCGATCAGACCATTCAGGTCAGCAAGCTTTACGTAGTTTGTACTTACATCAAGAGCAAGAGCTGCTAGGTCAATCTCAAGCTGACACACCTTATCAATTGTAGCTTGGAGAACATCATGCGTATCATCAGAATCTACAACACCACTCAGACAACTAACATCATAGTTAGCGTTCAGTGTAGCAAGCTCAGCAACAATATCATCAACTTGTTCTTGAAGATCACAAGCAGCCTTGATGAGGGCTGTGACAACATCCAGTACTGATATAGTTGTACAAGGTGCACATACAGGGAGATACTGACTTACCAGATTACAAATGATAGCTTCATCAATAGTTAAATTGATTCCTGTACCATCCAATGTACCAACGAGGAAAGTGGTGATTTGTTGTTCTACATGTGCAAGTGTATCACCGTTCTCAATACCAAGCTCAGGAATGTCAACTCCTGTATATTTAACGCACTGGTCTGAAACAATCTCAGCACATCCGTTATAACAATTATTGCAGTTGCTCATTATTTGTATTTTAAAATTTTTACTCTGCTAGCGATTTGCTCAACGGTGTAACTGCTAGCATAATCAGGGTTACACCATTTGAATGTAAGAATTCTCTTGTAGTTCAAGAGATCAATAATTGCTGTAGCAGGAACAGGTTGGTTTAACATGTATACAACATTGTTGTATAGGTTAGCACCTAATTCATTCAGCTTATGGTCTATGTCGTGCAGTAGAGCAGGGATTGTTGAACAATCAGTGCTTACCAATCTTGGATATAACATTTTTAAAAGATTGTTTTACTTGTGCTGCAGCAGCATGACAAGCTGCGCACAATCCATTAATTAGTTGACATCCGCATCCAAACTTTGCTCCACATTTTCTGCAACTTGCCATATTAATAGAAGTTTATTACGTAATTGTTACCAGAGCAATTACAGTTATTCTTCACAAAGTTATTCAGCATTTTCTGTGCCTGATTATACAGCGTAGTGGCTGTATCAAGAGCACAGTTGTTAGCAGCAGCAATTGCTCCTTGGATAAAGAAATAGATGGTGTTTAAATCCACCTTTGATTGGGTTTTGATAGCCTTATCGCACTCCATCATATCAAGCTTCATGAATGCCTCATCAAATCTCTCCTGAAGTTGGTCAACACGTAGAATTGTTTTTTCTACATAGTTGGTAATAGCAGGAGTGATGGAATATTTCAGCTTGTATATTCCATCAGGTAGGGGCACAAGAGCAGCACCAGTTGCTGTAATTCCAAGAGACTCAGAATTAAACAGGTTGTAATCATTCACCGTAAAAGGAAGAACAACAGTTCCAAAAGATGGAACAGTGATTTCGATGGTGGGATTTACAGGAGTGGTGACATATGTGGATGCATCAGCAACGCCCAACAACATCTTGTTGTATGTAGGAAGAACTAGTATATCAAGGTTTAACGTGGGCATGACTCTTAAATAAATAAGCCAGAGGATTGAGTTTTAATCCTCTCACCTCTGGCTTAGGTTATATGATATTATTTACAACTCCTCTATTACGGGATCAAGGTAGAAGTGGTAGTTGTAGAGGGCCATACAGTGGTGGTAGTAGATGTAGTTGTGATACATGTGTTGTCACCAGTGATAGTACCCAGAGCAGCAGTAAGAATGCTGTTGATGCTTGTAGCTTCAGCAGAACCAGCCTCAGCAGCGATGATTACCATGTTATCTTCCATGATATAGTCTCCCCACTGATAAACAGTCTTATCATACTCATTGAATCTGATATAGAAAGTATCGTAGGTAGTACCAGCAGATACCCAGCTCTCAAAGTTCTCGTTGTAACCCACCATTCTGTAGAGGTGCTTCAGGTAACCAGCTTGGTAGCTGTAGAAGTTCTTCTCCAATTGGATAATCTCATCAGAAGTACCAGTTGGATAAGAAGAACGCTGCACAATAACAGGGGTAGCGATTACATTACAAGCATCAGCAACAATGAAGTCAGCAGTTGTAGCAGGACCCAGGATAACGAAGGTGCGGAACCACATTCTGTCATACTCATAAGGGAAAGCTGCAACATCACACGGTTGTCCGTATTTAGTCAGAGGCTTACCAGTAATACGCAGAATTGCAGAAGCATCGTTACCCAGACGCTGGAACTGATAGAAATCACTGAAGGTGATGTTATCAGGGTTGATGCCAGGACCTTGCTTTTCAAAAGCCAGAATGATGCTGTCAATCAAAGCAGGAACATCAACATTATCACAAGGATCAGCACCACAATCGCAACAAGGAGCCTGTACAGTTACACTACGAGTGAAACCATTGAAGTACAGAGTGTCCAGGTAGCTAGAGTGAGCACGCAAAGTAACAGTAACAACGTCACCACACTTTACATTCCAGCTTGTAATGTCTGTAATCTGGGTTACAGGGGTAGGACATCCTTCCACCTTGTAAAACTCAGTTACGTTAGAGTTACAACCAGAACCAGAAGGGCAACCCTTGATCTTGTCAGAACGCTTAGAACCTTGCAGATAAGTGTTTGTTCTACCTTGAGCTACATAGAAGTAGGGGGCAGCAGCAATGTTTACAGCAGTGGCAACAGTGTAGTCATTCTTGAAGAAGCCCACCTTACCAGCTGTGAGGTCTTGAGTAGAACCGCTATTGGCAATACCACTACCAACAGGAACCACGAAGACCGTAGTTAAAGAAAAATCAGCCATTGTTTTTTATTTAAAGGTTAAAAATACTTATTCGTTTGTTTGAATTCTCATCATTGAGCTTTGTACAGCAGATTGATTTTCAGTGTACATAGCCAGGTTTTGTACTGTCAGATCCAGAAGCTCATCTTCAAGATAGGTTTCAAGCTCACAGTTTTGATCTACAGAGGGTGTTCCATCAAACTTAACATATCCTGCCTTATCGATGTATACAGGATATCTCATGTAAGAGATGTATATTTTAGTTGGAGTGAACGTACCATCTGTGAAAATACTTATCTCATCTGAAGACAGAAAGTTGAATGTTTCCTGATACTCAAAGGAAGGTTTGTAATGGTTGTTGTTCAGAAGCAGGGAAAGATCACCGTGCTTTGACAAATCTCTATTTATCCAAATCTTCCTATCCTTACATCTCCCCTTGTCAGCCAGTACATAACTATCAATATAGAACATGTACTTGGGAGTGAGTAGGTGTATGTTTGCAAACCACTGATTAAGCTCAGCATTCTTGACAGACAGTGTGAGAGGCTGGTTGTTATATGTTACAACCAAACTCTGAAGGTCTTCGTAACGCTTTTTAAAAGCGTCCAAACCAAAACCGCTCACCACACTAAAACCATCTACCTTCTGTTTGATCAGCTTAATCTGAGCCTCATTGAGAGCTAAGATCTTATCTTCCAATTGGATCTGTTGATGATCATTAGTAGATAGTTTATTTAGTCGCTGGTCGATCTTGTATAATAAACTATCTACAGGTATCATACAGAAGCTAATTTTTTAGATTTCAACTTTTGTTCGAGGGTAATCAAATCTTCTTGATTATCATCATCGGCAAGATGTTTTACCAAATCATCCTCATCTTTTGCCACTTCAAACTCACCTTCGTAAATCTTACCATTAGCCTTCAGTCTGTAAACTGAGTGTGTAAGGGCTTGTTTTACAAGGTCTTTAATATGGAGTAAGTTTTCCTTCATATCTGCAAATCGAGTGAACACCTCTACAGGGTTCAGCCCTTGATATTTGCCATTCTTGAATTCAGTTTGTTTAAGGACGTTATCTACTAGATTATATACAGCTTCCTCTTTTGTATCTTCTGTAACAGGCAAACCAAGCAAGCGAGCTACCTTTCTCTTCTTTTCAGGAGTCATAGCATCAAACTTGACAATAGCCTTGTTGATGAGTTGCTTCTTCTTGAACAGAACAGCATTTTCAATTTCATCATCAGCTACATAGAACTGAATATCAGCAGGATATTCACCACGCTCCCAAGCTTGATAACTAGAAGCAATTGTGGGGTGAACACGCAACCAAGAGAATGCAAGTTCTTGGAGAGGCATACTAAGATCAAAGAAGTTGTCACCATCTACCAGCTTTACAGGCTGTACGTGGAGAGCATCATCTGAGGATGTTGAGAGTCCATAGTTCCAAAACTTAGAACGAGGTCCCAGGTCAATTCCCCCAAGAGCAACTTCAAGTTTCTCTCTAAGGTTCTTTACACGTTCAACCTCCAGTTCTCTTTCTAGAGGATCAGAGATTCTGCGGATGTAGTTAGCTTCAGGATCAAGTCCTGTTCTATATCTACCATCTAGCTCTTTGTAAGGATACTTAAAAACTCCTGTACCAGGAATTCTAGTGAGTCCTTTAATCGCAAGACCGCCTTGCATTGTCTGCAATTGAGAGTTGTTGTACTCTTTCTTAATCGTAGAGATTTTTCCAATCTTACCCATGATGTAGTTAAATTTAATTTGGTTTTAAATTGGCAGAGTGAGTCCCATCGAAGGGATAGCGATTAGGAATCCCCTAACCCAATCACTCTGTAATTTGAGAGAAGCTCCCCCACTTGGAGGTGGGGGGCATTCTTCTCTCGGTATTTGGCGCAGCTTAGCTGCAGCAGTATTAGAACTGTGGGATCTCTTCAATCAAGACTGTGCGAGACAGGTCCTCGATGAATACATCACAACGGTCTTTCATCCAGATCTCGTAACCAGGGAATTTGTTCGCAGAGCTCATACCCTGAGACTTAGCAAAGCCCAAGTGGTGGCGAGTTCCATCGATATATCCCCAAGTCATAGAAGGTGCACCCTTCATACGAACTTCACGGATGTTGTTAACCAAAGAACCATCAGACATTGGAGACACGTCAAACACCATGAATACAGGGGTAGACTTCTTGTTCTGTCCAAATTCCAGGTTAGTTTGAGGCAGGTCAAGTTCCTTCAGGTGGATCAGTTCAACACGACCAGTCTCACGAGTAACCATTGCATCGAATGCAAAGTTGTAAGTGATGTGTTGTCCTTCGCCCTGCAGGTAACGGTTTCCGCTATCAGCCATGAAGGTAAGACCACTGTTCAAAGCGTCATTCTTCAAAGCTTGTTGGAACACGTCAAAACCAGCTTCGTTTGTATACATTTTAACACGACGATCCTTAACATCAACACGTCTGTAGAACAGGTCTCCAAACACTGAACGAATCAGGTTAGCAGAGAACTCACCACGGTTGTATTGAACCAGGTTACCGTTGTTACGCATTCTGTGATATACACCAGCAGATGTACGCTTCAGCTCTTGCTTGCTACCATGAGTCTTCACAGTACCAGGCTTGCTCCAAATCATACGCTTAACTTTCAACTCAAGCATAGACTTACGCATCCAGAACTCAATAAACGGCTCCCATTTAACATCATTACGAGTCAAAGGAAGTTGATTTCTACGCTGAGGAGCATATACCAAGATATCCAGAGGCTTACCAGAAGCATCTCTCATCATCTTGTCATCAGCCCACTCAGTGATCTTGTGCTCGAAACCATATGCAGAACCCAAAGATTCAAACATAGTGATCTTCTCACCCAAGCGAGGAAGACCCAGCAGATCCTGATCGAATTCACCGATAGCAGCATCAACCAGCTCAAGCTCGATACCAACTTGCAAGAAAGTAGAACTTACGAAATCCACAGTGGGGTTATCGCTCACCAAGGTGAAGCTATACAGGAAGCCCATGTTCCAAGGAACGGGATCCTTAATAACGTAGAAGCGAGGACCATACTGACGAGAACCAACAGAAACGATAGCGTTCTTAGAGAACTCGTTGGTATCCAAAACAAGAGAGAACTCTTGACCATCGATACCAGGCTTGCTCAGATTCAGGGTAGAATCAGGAACATTGATGATTTTGGGGAACTTGTAAGGAACCTGAACTTGCCATTTCCAAGCATCACTATTATTATCGATGTAATAAGGTGTGCTCTTGTTGATCATGTCCAAGAAGTCATTACTGTACAGTGAGCTCTGAGTGTACAAGGAGATAATCTTCTTGTCATAGTCTGCAGGCTCAGTTGAGTGGAATGATTCCAGGTGGTTAGCGTCGGTCAATTTACCTACAGCACGCTTGTCCATAGAGGCTACGCGGGCATAGGTAAAACCAGTTAAACCTGGGATTGTTTGAATTGCCATTTTGTTATCCTTTTAAATTTATTATGAGAAAATTATAAAAACCAAGAATTGG